TTGTAAGACTCTTCAGATCTTTTAGCTTCTCCTTGCTTTTTAGCTAACTCTATATTAAACTGAAACTCTAACTCCATTAGTTGTTTCTTTATTTCAGCTTCTTCCCTCATTTTTTGAATAGCAAACTGAGATTTGCCTTGTTCTATCTGGAGTGTTGTCTCTGCTAAAGCTTGTTGTTTTTGAACCTCGTTCATTGCAGCTCTTTCAGCTTGTTCTGCGTTAGCTTGTGCTTGAGCTTGTATGTTAGCTTGTTGAGCTTTTTGATCTTGCTCCATTTTTCTTTTTCTTCTTTGCTTAAGAAGTTGATTAGCTAACTTTAAGTTTTTAACTTCTCTTATGTCAATTGAATCTTCAAGATATATAGAACCTTGTTGAAGTGCAACTTGTATGTTTTGTTCTAGCATTGCTCTTTCTTCTTCATCTGGTTCTAGTTCTAAGAATATACCAAAATCGTGTAAGTTTAAACCAGCTAGTTCATCTAACGTACCAACGTTATACCTTGAAATACTAGACTGTATAGAATCTCTAAGTAATGGAAATTGTAAACAATCAGCTATTCTTAGTGCTACGTTTTCACAAGTCTTTAATGTTAAATATAAACTGGACTTTAATATATGTCTTGTAGCTACGTTTGAATTAGCTGCCGCTAATTTCTGTAAACCTACTAAAGCATCTTTGTCAGGCATGCTACCATCTCTAGCTTCATTAAGTCCAGTAACATCTCTCATCATTTGTAACCAATACTGATAAGTGTTTGTTAAAGAAGCTATCTTAGCACCACCGGCTGAAGCTTGTAGTTCTTGTATTGGAACTTTACCCCTGTTCATATCACCATCTTGAGTCATTGATCTACCAATGATACTACCAGTCTGGAAATACATGTTTAAAGCTTCTGCTGGATTGTAGTTTGTACCATTACCTAAATCAACTTCTGCTAAACCATCAGCATCAAGATAAACACCATCAGGTACCATTCTTGAAATAACTTGCTGTAGTTTTAAATGAGTTATTTGTATCATATCAGCAAAACTCATCATTCTACTTACATGTGATTCAATTCTACCTTTGTAAAGTCTTGGTGCACATATAGAATAGTTCATATTAACTTTAGTAGAGTTAGAGAAAGGTCTTGTCATGTTTTCAGACATTTTCCACTCTAACATGTCATCATGACCTAAAATCTTAGCACCTGTGTATAAAACCTCTATACTTCTTTGTACTCTTTTAAAAGTATCTGCTTCTGGCGGATTAAAAGTATCTTGCTTTTCTAAAGCTTTTTCTAAACCATAAGCAGTGTTCTTTATCTTCCAAGTTTGATTAGTGTAAGTTTTATATTCAAAAAACAAAACTTGAACAGTATCATCACTAGTTCTACCATTCCAGTTTCTAGTATACTGAGTATTGCCAGGATATTTTTGTATTCTCTCTATCTCTTCAGGTGTGAGATGTGGAAATCTTTTAACTAGCTCTGGTAAACTAATAGACTTTACTTCACCAACGTAATATAAATCATCAAAGTTAGGATCTTCTGTATACGACCAAACTAAGTTAGCTGGATCAACATAATCTACAGTTATACCATTAGCTTTATTAAAACCAGTTTTAGTTGCAGCTATACCAAGAACAGCTAAATCATAGTTAATTCTTCTTTTTACTAATTCATACTTGTTTTTATCTAGTACGTTATTTATAACTTCTTCTTCAGCAACCTCTATTGATTGCTTATAATCTAACTGCATGTGAACAGAAAGTTCTTCTTCTGTCCTTATATCTAAATCTTTATTGTTAGTTAAGTCAACACCTGTATTTTGTTTTATTAACTCTATTAACTCTCTTTGTTTTAAATCTTGAAAAAGACCATCAGCATATTGAGTTCTCTTCATTAACGACTCAGGATCTTGAGCAAAAGCTTTTATATCATAAACCTTGTCTGATATTCCGTTTACTAATATATCTACGAACTTAGGTATAATAGGTACTGGTTTCCAATCTAAATTTAAATATGATAAATCACCGTTTATAGAAAGTTCATCTTTATATTTTTGTATAGATTGTTCTCCTCTTGCATATAATCTTCTTGTATGAAACTGAGAGTAGTAAGTCGAAAACCTACCATTACCAGTGGTGTTTTGAACACCATTATAATTGTTTCCAAACCACTCGTATTCTATAGCTCTTCCAACTTGCTTCCCGTAATCTATACTTTGCTTTTCTATATCTGGTACTACCTGATCTGGAAATGCACTATTACTATTAACGTAAACCATCTTTCTATTCTATTATTTTTGAAGTAAAACCATTGTTATCATATCTTCTTATACCTAAATTTAATTTCTTAACCGATCTATCAGCTACAGGTTTATATAAGTTTCTATTACAACCCATTATTGCTAAACCAGAGCTAATACTAGCATCGTGTTTAGTTCTATTATTTATATTGAATTTAGCCCAATCTTCTAAGGTTTTCTGAAAATACATATCTCCATAATAACCTTCTCCTTTTAAACCTACATAGTTTTCTATATAAGATTCTATCGCAGCAGCATGAGCTTGTTTAATGTCTTCACTTGAGTTAGGCATACCACCTACTTCTTTTTCTGTCACTGAAAGTTTATTCCAAACCTTATCAGGTCTGTTCATAGAAAAACCTCTATAACCTCTTCTTTTTAAGTAATAGAGTAATCGAGGTTTATTGTTTTCAGCTAGTATTGGCATACCATAAAAAACCAGTGACATTAAAACTTCTTCAAAGAATATCTCAGCTGTTTGTGGTCTAGATATATACTCTAAGAAAAAGTGATTTGGTGGAGCGTCTTCCATACTAAATTTAGTAAGTCCATGGAGAGAACCATTTGAACCTTTACCATCAACAGTTCCACTTATGTCGTAACTATCGCAACCAAAAGCTCCAATATGCTCATTTCCAGGGTATTTGACTCCATTCTTTAGTATCACTCGATTTTGAAGATTTTTAGGTGGAATCCATGATATTTTAAACCTACCATTTTTGTCTGGTACGAATATAACCCTAGTATCTTTAATGCCATTTTCCCATCTAAAACTTCCAGTAGTTACATTTGCTACGTTATTTAAGTCATCGTTGTAATCTACTTGCTCGTATATCTTAACTAAGTTAAATATGCTTTGTTTTGTTTCGTCCCTAAAAGCGTGAGCTTCTGTTCTTGGAAACTGACGGTAGAATTCATTTAAACCATCTTGATCATCTTTTAAACCTTCAACCTCGTTCTCCCAAGATTCTATTACACCTAAATCTATAAGTTCGCCATCAATCCCAAGTACGGGTTTTCTTGGTGTTTCGAATACAGGTAGTCCATGAGTATCAATGTAGCCTTCGTAGGACCATTCCATAGGTATGAACAAAGAATATAATCCCGAGCTTGTTTGACCATTACGGTTTCTATTGGTAACATCTGATGCATAATATAGTTTTTTAAAGTTTTCACCACCTTTGTCTAAAGCATTGGAAGTTGAGCCCATCATACATTTACCAACGATTTTACTACCTAGTCTTAATGTTGTTTTTGTAACCCTCCAGTTATTTAGTATGTTATCAGGTCTTTCCCACTTACCACTTTCATCGTGAGCTAATAGTGTTAGCTTTTCACCATCGTAGCTGTTATCTCCAGTATTCTTCCAATCTATGGTGGTATCTAAACCTTTTATATCTAATAGTTTCTCGTTAGCCTCAAGTTTTCTTCTTGTGAGTTTTGACGCTGGGACCCTATATGCCAATTCAGTTTTAGGGCGATCCATACCATCTTGTATCGGTTTGAAAAAGAACGGATAATTAACTGATATGGGTACGACTTTATCAGTAAACATCTTTTTTGCGTCCGATCCTGACTTAGAGAGTATACCATATCTTGAATCACTTGAGATTGTTGCTTGGTTAACGAGCTCTGCTGAAGCCATAAAGGAAAATCCTGAACGTCTATTTTTAAGATAGCACATCCCATAACATCTCTTATCTGCTTTACAGGCTTCCCAGAAGTAGAAAAATAACTTATTTGATTCTCTATAATCAGCTGATCCAACATCAATTTTTGACCATTGCAGATACATGTAGTGAGTACCAGTGATATAGTTAGGAGAACCGTTATTATAGAACCAATAACCTTCGTCCCTGCGTTTAAATTCTTCATCGATGTAATTATACCATTTTTCTTTAAAATCTGCAGGGTACTTGTCCCAGTCAAATACACTTTTTATTTTAGTAAGTTCTTTCGGGTAAGGTTGTTTTTCCCAGTATTGTTCACTTTTGCTTTCGCTTCGTTTAAACGGTTCATCGACTGCTGGTAAAGCAATACGGAGGTTTTGTATTTCAATGATCTGTCCAATTTTCCCAGTTTTGCTTATTACTATAAAGTCATATTCTGAGTTATAACCATATTCCCAATGCTTAAACCTATTTTTCTTTTTAAATATCTTAGAGTTGATTATATCATCACTAGGGATAACCTTGTACAATGTTTGATTGTAACTCATTTGCTTCTCCCTTCCGCGAACCCTCTAAAAGACTTCTCTTCTTTCTTTTCCTCCCTAGGTTTATCTTCTAACATCTTCTCTTCCTCCTCCATTCTGTTTAGAATTTCAAAAGCATCGAATATTGCTAGCTTTTTAGTAGCTGCTGCATTTTTTAATCTATCAGCAGTAACATCATCATCTGTATCTACTATTGGTTCTTTAGCAACTTTAATTAATTCTTCAACCGCTATTCGACCAGCTTGGATTATACTCTTTTTCGTTTTCTTGACGTCCATGGTTTATTACAATATCATTTGATTTCATACAATAAAGTCTTTGGTTATCTACCAAAAACTCGAACTCACTACTAGGTGAAAAAGTTATTAAATGTTCATTTTCAACACCGAGTTCTAAAAGTTTTTTGTTAGTGTATTTCATTATACCTTTTAAAGGTTTTTCTTTATCTAAACTAAATTCATCATCATTTAACACAGGCTTAACGAAACAATAATTCAAGTTTGGTTTATACTCACCATTTTTCTTATATAAATAAACTTGATCTATAGTACAGAAGTATTGATCGTCTTTGAAATATAAAGCACTGTTTTTTTCAACACCTCTCATGTCATACCATCTTCTAAAAACGTTGTGATGAACTATAACTTCATCTCCTGCTTTTATCTCTGTATTATAAGCTATAGGTACACTAACGACTATAGCTCTTTTGCTAACAAACTTATGATCCTCTATACTGGTATTAATTATTAACTCCTTGTCATCAACATTTAATACGTTGTTGTATCTTTTGTTCAGAGGTTTTACTATAAAGTTATATATAGACTTCATTAATATTCCAAGTCGTATTCAACGGATATAGCCATATTCTTATTAAAGTTTTTCCAAGGTAAAACTTCGTCATCTTTAGAGATAAAAATACTATAAGAGTTATCTTTATCGTTTAAAATTATATTAGCTATAGTATGACCACCATAAACTTGTTGACCAACAGAGTAGTGCATTGCATCGTTCTTATAATCTGCACCTATACTTATTTTTCTTATTATAGCCTGCATTAGTCCTCAATTTTTTCAAGCTCTGCTTTAATTTCAGTATAGGTACCATCTTCTAAATTAATATTAATAGAACCGTATTCTTTTTCTATTTCTTCTTTCATTTTAGCATCTCTCTCATTTATAGATTTTATTTCATGCAAGAAAGCATGTTTTTGAGATTCTAAATAACCTATTGAAGTTAATGTTTCTTTTAATTCGTTTTGTATTTGTTGAATTTGTTTCAACTGTTCTTCTTTAATTTTCATTTAATTTAATTTAATTTTTATTTTATTTTTCTGGTATTGGCTCTGACCAAGCCGGTGTCGCTAACAAAGCTAAAGCTTCTTCATGGTTTAATGTCTGTATTGGAACCAATCTACCATTTGTAATAAATGAAGGTTCTACATCATAACTAAGCATTGCTTCAGTGTTAGCTAAGTTTCTTCTCATTGTTTGTGCACTTGTCGTATTAATTTGACTAAAGTCTACGGATGCAGTTTGCGTGTCTATGTCTATTACTATATATGTTGCCATTGTTTTAAATTAAGGTGTGTCTGTTGTTCTTGCTGTTGAACTCATGTTTATACTATATCCGTTTTTATCGCTCCAACCTGCTTCTCCTTTTAAATTTGTAGGTACAGCTATGTTTGTTCCCAATCCATTAGCTTGACTTCTTGGAGCATCTCCTGTTAATTCACTTCCTCCCATATTGCTAGAAAGACCATCATTAGTTCCTATCATATCTCTAATCACCCAATCAGATCCGTCCCAAAAACTTTCTTTACCTAAAGTCCACCAGTTTATTGGTTGAGGTGTAAAGGTAGTTAAATCTTGAGGTAAACCGTTAGCGTATAATTTTTGAACCTCTGTTGATGATAGATTAGTGTTCCAAATGGCTACGTTTGAAATTTTACCGACAAATTGAGTAGAGGCTGTACCTGTTAGTCTACCAATATCAAAACTAGCGGTTGATGAATTTAAACTTGTTAATGAACTACCAGCAACAGCATTAGCTTGTAAAACTCCATCTATATAAATTTTCATCTTATCAGCATCGTTACTTTCTGACTCGTTGTATACAAACGTTAAATGATACCATTGATTTGTAGTAAAAGCAGTTACATTTGCTTTTGCCATTGTTCTTTGTGCTCCTGCTGAATTACCCGCATAAGCAGTTACATAATTGTTACCTTGAAAAACAAAAAATTGTATTTGCCCTATTCCATAAGTACCCATTATATAGAAACCACCTGAGCTTGATCTATTAAACCAACCTGACCAAGTGGCTCCTGTAAGACCTCCATTTAAACCGCTTATATTTCCACATTCAACATAATCTAAACCTGAATCAAAACTTAGTGAATAATTCTCATAAGGCAAATTCCTTGTTAAATCACTTAATACTAAGTTGCCTGAAGTCATACCTGAACTTTCTCCGTTTAATACAGATACATTATTATTAACTAAAGATTGTTCTGTCATTCCTGAACTTGTACCTGATTGTGTACTTACATAAGTATCTATTTCAGATGCTCCATTATTAGTACCATTATTGCTTCCTACACTATCTTGAATACCAGTACTTGTGTTGTCAAGTTTCCACCAACCTAACGGATTGAGAGAACTAAGGTCACTTGGAGTTCCTGAATTATAAATTGAAGTAACATCTGATTGAGAAAGTTCTGTTCCAAAATAAGCTATTCCATTTAATTCACAATCTGCAAAATATTGTCCGGAGGTCCTTGATCCAAAAAATTTAAAAGGTGGAATATTAACACCAGCTGTTGCTATTTGGTTATCATCAATTATACCATCAATATAAGATTTAAAAGCTCCTGAAGTATAGTTATATGTGTAGATTACATGATGCCAATTACCATCGTTCATAGAGACAGAAGTACTCATGTCGAAAGAATTATCTGCTGAATAAAATTTTAATTTACCCCAATTAATTCCAAAAAACTTATCTCCTGAGTTTCCAACAAAAATTCTATTACCTCCACCTTGAGAGCATTTAAACCAACAAGAAATACTCCAATCTGTACTACTTGTTGACATAGGAGAATTTAATTGAATATAGTCATTATTTCCATCAAAATCTAATGCAGTATTATAATTAGAAGGATATACTTGATTTTCAATACTCCAATTAGTATTACCAAATAATTCTGTACCATCTAACTTCCACCATGCTTTTAGATTAGCACTTTGTATTGCTGTTGTTAGTGGAGTTCCGTTGTTATATAAAGTTTCTATTGAATCTGTGCCTGCAGCTGGTAGTGCTGTATCAAATAGTTGAACGTTAGAAATTAAACCATTAAAAATAGTTCCTGTAGTACCATTTCTCATTCCTATTCTTTCAAAAGAATGTGCATCTGTAGTTTGTCCTGAAAAATCAGGTGAAGAAATTGTAGTTGATAAAGAACCATTTGTATAAGATTTAAGTTCATCAGCAGTACTATCATAAGTTAAAATAAAATTACTCCAATCACCAACAGTTA